GCCGCCAACTGCTTGCTTTAGATTTCCAGTGACATTCAGGTTGGCATTACCAAGAACCTGTATGTTTGAATCGTTCTGTATTCTTACGTTGGAGTTACCCTCAATGGTTACATTACATGTTCCTTTGATCAGAACATTACCATTTCTTTCTTGGATCTCATACGAGTCACCAACGATTCTGTTTACTCTGGTTCCATTGACATCAACTTCTGTATACGTTCCGGCTTTGTGGTACCAGTGAATTCTCTCATTGCCTTGCGTGTCGTCAAACTCTTGAACGTGTCCGCTCTCAGACGAGAAAACATGATTGAACGGGTATTTTGCGTTGTATGGAATAGGTGGCTGTGTCCAAGAAGATCCAGATGCCGTCGGAACATCCTTCACTCTGGCTGCTTCTTTACCGTAAACAATCGTCTTGTTTATGTTCTCATGACGAGCCAATCTGTGTGTGTCCGGCTCGTTCTTCCACTTCGGATAAACCTTATTTGGATCAACGAATCCATCAGCGCTAACTGTGTTTAGAGTTTGTTCCGCAGTTGCCGATGTAGAAGTTCCAGGTGCTGGTTTTATAACCGCTGGGTTTTGTGTTGCGTCAGTCTGCGCTTCTTTCTTTTCCTCGGTCACCGGAGAAGGTTCAATATCACCTTCTTGAGTCGGAAACCCGTCTTTCATGAAAAGAGCCTTCTCTTTTTCACGACGGCTCTTCAGTGTGCCATTTCTTGTCTTGTAATCAGGAATTAGAGAAGCTGCTTCCTTATACTTCCCTGCGTTAAGAGCAGTTCCAGCTGGATTGCTGAATATACCAACCCAACCGTTGTACACCAGACTAACCAGAGCATCATACATGCTCTGCGTGACAGGAACCTTCAGCTTTCTTTTTACTGCTGGTTCAAACTCTTCTGCGAGTTTCTTCTCGAACAATGCATCAGCTTCCGCCTTTGTTATCGTCGTGTTCTGATTAACCTTCGAGCCATTGGCAAGAGTAGTCGATCCCCAACCAATCGTCCAGATATTCTCGGTGTCAAGATACGAATAAAGAACAGTATCTCCTGGAGTCTTGTCATTTCCGATTCGAGTTCTTCCCTTCTCAAGAGAAGCCAGACCCTCAACTGATTTTATGAAAGCAAAGCCAGCTGCGGATAAAGATAAAGACGATGGCTTAAAGACTTTCTGTTGGTCAGAAGTATCCTCTTTTTGTAAAACAGTAGTTGAAGCAGACTGTACTGGCGTTCCATCTGCAGCAGTCACAACTGTTCCGTCTGCAGATTTCCATACATTGGCTTGTTCAACGTAGCTAACAACTTTCTGCTCAAATGGTACTCCACCAAGAGTACCAATGATGATTGGTTGCTGATTGTATTCGTCGTTGAACATTACGACGACCCATGATCCCTCAACAGGTCCAACAGGAGAATAACCAATACCACTGGTAGCAGCTGATGTTATTGGCTGCATAACTACTGCCCATGGCAGTTCTTCCGTTGGTAGTTCTTTCTTACTGTCGCTGTGTAACCCGAATACTCTGACCTTACAACGACCCAACTTCAGTGGGTCAGTCGTTCTGTCTTCAACTACGCCTGTATACAATTGTTGTTTCATGCTATTTGCGTGCTATCTTTAATTAACTCAAGGGTACAAAGATGTTTGTCGGCTGTGAAAGCGTGATTTATGGCGGATATTAGATAATACCCACTAAAAACGGCATCGTTTATATCATTGTCATTTTTGGAAACTGGCATCATTTTATTATTATCAAAATAAACCTTTTTGCCGACCGTATAATCAGTTCTTCCAAATACCTGGATCTCAATCTTCATCGATTGGAGTTTTCTGAGTTGAGCAACTCTATTTTGTATAAACTCAATATTCGATGAATCACCAGAACTATGATTATTATAGAATCTCGTCTTGGCTGCGATAAGAGGTTCAGAAAGATTTATAACGTTATCACTATATGTTAAATTCTTGTTAAGAGTTGGTGCTTTGTCAGCATTCAAAGAATAATTTCTAATCGAGAATCTCTTTTGTATTGGATCTGCGATATAGAGTCTTGTTTTAACCATTCCTGCGTCATAATCAGCCATATAGTCATAAACTGAATCAGCATGAAACTCAAGTACGTTCTGAAAACTCTTCTCAACGTCTATTCCGACCGAATGCCCATCAACTGAAAGTGAAGTAGCAACATGATCGTTATTATTGAATACTTGTATAGGTTTGGATTCAACCAAGTCGCTTATATTAACAAAATTAAACCCATCTCTATTCTCAAAGAACAAGAAGTTGGAAACTCCAGTTTTCTTTTTGGCGTGTTCTGAAAGGTATGCTATACTCTTTGTCGCTGTCCAGAAATTTGAAACGAACTTAACGTCGTTATTTGTTTCAGTGTAGTTAAAATTCTTCGAGGTTCTTAGTTTCTTTTCCAGGATATCCTTAACAACGGTGTGTGGCGAACCGCTGAAGAAAGTCGAAAGTCTTTTCTGATCGTACAGCGACTCAATCGATATAAATCGGAGAACATACGTCTGTTCCCGTTTCTTCGATTCGATTCTGTCAGACATTTTATAAACATGGAACAGACCATCTATCTTGGTCTTATCTGGAAAAGATGGAGTAGCTATTCGCAGTCGAAGAATATTCATTCCAGATCTACCGAAAAGGTTTGGTAAATCAAAAGTATCCTTCACATAAATGTTACCGGAGATAAACGGGCTGAATAAGTCTTCGAATATCTCAATACCCGATATCTGCTTCACGAAATTCAATGCAACACCTTCTTGCGTTTGCATTGATGCTTCTTCTACAGCATATTCTCCGGCGGAAGTTAAAGAACCTTTTGTCATTCAACGTAACTCTCAAACGCGGATTCTAGTTCGGAAACGATCAAAGATATGACTGATGGGTTAAGAACCTTTATTCTTCTCTTCTTTTCATTCTCGGCGAATTCAAAGTCATAGTTTGATATTAGTTTCACTGTTGCTGATGCTGGTCCGTCAACAATTCTTCCCTGTTCATCTTCAAAATGATATTCTCCCCATAACATATGAGGGGAATATACGTTATCCTCACCGTATTTTCTTTTAACATATTCCTCTAGGGCAGTTGAGCTCAGAGGAAAATCTGAATAAAGATCATAACGATTATTGGCCAACATAATAACCCAATGATATGAAGGATCTCCGTAGAGTTTTTCGGAGATTTTTTCTGGGGTTTCTCCTTCTTGAATATCATAGGTGTCGTACAAAGAAACGTTGCTTAAGACATTGGTTCGTATTCTTACGTTTAACGCTATATCCTTAACCGATATTAACGTCGGTTTGCCCTTTAAGACGAATGGGTATAGTATTTCAGGAAACTTTGAAAAGTATGACATCAAGCCCCTCCTCTAACTCTATTAATTTTGATTTGGTCCTTATATGCTTTTTGACCAAACATTGCAGGAGTCGTTTCTTTAGTGGGTATTGACAGTTCCTTGAACCCAAGAGTCATTCTTATATGGGTTGGCATACCATTCGCGAATGTACTGAATTGTCCATTTGCTGTATAATTAACTGAACAGTTTGTACATATTGCAGTAAAATGCTTATCTAAGAACTCGTTTTCTTTATCACCCTTGAAATACTTTATTTCAAACTGAGATGGGAATATGAATAAGAATTGATCGTTATCTTTGAACTCAGGGAGCATATGATGCTTGAACATACTTATGATGTTCATCACGTTAATTGCCTCCGCTTCGCTACGTGGAGCGAAATCATAACTGAAGTTAAAACTTCTGAAATCAACGCCTTGGAATAGCTGTTCTGCTTTTGCGTTCCCTGGCGTCTGTTGCGTCGCATTAACAATCGCTGAGTTGGATCTTATTTGACCCATCTTACTTCTTAAAACGCCAGTTGCAAGACTGCCAACACCCCGAGCAATACTATTAGAATCAACAATGCGATTGAAGGTATCAGCTATATTTTCAGATTTGGATAAATCTTCCTCTCCCCAAGAAGTGGTGTAATTGAACGACAAATCGTTTGGAACATATAAGCTAATTGCAGCCTTCAATCGTTTAGTGAATGAAGTTGGCTTTAGTTCAATATTAATGTTGGCTTGTTTTGCCAATTTCTCGGCTTCCCCGAGTATCTCTTTAGTTTTAGCGGCAGTTCTTTGACCAGCAGTAGCTGTCAATTCCCCAGCTGGTATATCGTATACGTCTTTGGTGTCGCCTGTTCCACTTCTGAATTTTGATTCATCAGCGACGTTTATTAAGAATACGACTCTATGTCCACCATATTGGTTACTATTAAGATCATTTGGGTATTCCAAATCTGCGATCTCGTATTCTAACATGTTGTATTTTATTGGGGGAGTTCTTTTATCTTCAGCCATGATAGTGGACTAAATATGTTATTATTTGTATTTAGCTATGACTAGAAACTATAAGCAAGGAATATACGCGCCGAAAAATCCGCAGAAATACGTAGGAGATGCGAATAACATATTCTTCAGGTCAAGCTGGGAATTAAAATTCATGAAATGGGCAGACTCTAACCCGAATGTATTGAAGTGGAATAATGAAGAGCTAGTCATACCTTATTTATCACCTGTGGACAATATGCAACATAGGTACTTTGTGGATTTCGTGGTCATGGTGAAAACCAAATCCGGCGAAGTCCGTAAATATGCAGTTGAGATTAAACCGGAAACGCAAACAGTTCCTCCGAAACAAACAAAGAAAACCAAAAAGTATCTAACCGAAATGACAACTTATATGACCAATCAAGCGAAATGGAAGGCAGCTGACGCATTCTGTCGCAATAAGGGTATTGAGTTTGTTGTTTTGACCGAAAGGCACTTGTTCTAATGGCTTACAAAAAGTCAATATTCGAGTTACACCGCATCGATAAAACCGATGTGAAAAACTCCACAGCTTGGTTTGATGATCAGGTGAAGAAACTTGGTAAAACAAGGCTCGCTCCCAATCAGGTCATGACGAGCAATCTGTCACAACTAAGACCGACTCCAATACCTGGTCGACCAATGTTCTTTTATTATGATCCAAAGCACAAGGATACACTGCCATACTATGACACTTTTCCTCTTGTATTGCCATTCGCAAAAACTAAAGAGGGTTTCACTGGTTTGAATTTACATTACCTTGATTATAAACCAAGATTGATGCTGTTCAAAGAGTTAGATAAGATATTCGCAAAATCCACAACTCCAATGGCAAAGATACAAATGTCATGGGATTTGGTTAGAGGAGTATCGAAATTATCTGCAGCTGCTCCTTGTATAAAGCAATATCTGTTCTCGCATGTTGAATCAATGTTCTATGAAATTCCGCGTGACGATTGGTATACTGCAGTTATGCTTCCGGTGCAGAGATTCGTTGGCGCTACTAACCAACGTGTTTGGAGCGAATCAAAAAGAAAAATGGGTTGGTAACAAATGTCTAAAAAAACTCTTCAAGATTTCATTGCCCACACTAGGAATGCAGGGTTAGTTCTAGGATCTCATTTCTATGTGGAAGTGACAAACGGCGATTCGGATGGTGACATCGTCGGTATGTATTGTGAATCAACCAACCTTCCGGGGATGAATATAGCTACTGCCGACACAAGAATCTTCGGCGAGAATAGAACTTCGGCATATATGCCCTTATACCCAGATTTGAATTTGACTTTCATAGTTGATGGGGAAATGAAAGTTCTCAAATTTTTTAGGAATTGGCTAAACACAGTTGTGGATAGATCAACTAGAACAGTTGGTTACTATAATGATTACGCCAAGGTCATGACCATAACAGTCACTGACAAAATGGGAAACCCGATCTATAAGATGACCTGCAATGAGGTTTTCCCAAAGTCAATGAGCGATATTAGATTCGATTCAAATAATAGAGATTTCGTGAAACTCGATGTAAATTTTGCAATGAGATATTGGGAAGTCGATACGGCAGATTTAAGTATCGCAAAACCCGAGTTCGTTCCACAAAATCAAACTGGTGCGGCAGAACAGTCGTCTAACAGAGGTTCTTCGTTTAATAATATAATACAAACAGCATCCCCAATATATTCAGGTGATACTCAGAGAGCAGGAAAGGCATTGTCTGCATTAACAGCAACCGGACCTCTGTCTTCTTTTGGTTCAACTATGGATAAGATCGGACAAGCATCAGGAAAACTGTCAGAAGCGATGCAAGGTTTTTCTAACGGGTTATCGAATATAACTGCGCCAATAGCGCAGGTATCAAATGCAATGAACGGTATATCCGGTTTGCTCGGAACACTCAACGGAGTTACATCAACTCTTGGTCTAGGGACACCATTCGCAGGGGCTCAATCAGCAATAATAAAGGCGAGCGGTGGGCTGGCTGCGGTGTCAACTCTTAAGGGTCTGCCAGGAGCATTATCTAGCGTTGGTTCTAGCGTCTCTTCAGTAGGAGCAGCGTTCGGTGGAATCGCTCCTTCAATCGGAACTGCAGCAAACGGCTCTAAACAAGTAATGGATTCCGTTAAACAAATGGGCACTGCATACAACTCGTATGGAAATAAGGTTCAAGAATCAGCTGGACAATTGCAGTCTCAGATAAATCGTGGTGACTATTAATGAGTAAGAAAATTTCAGAAGTATTTGACGTTGAGCCAGTTGAGAATTCAGTGTCGCTTCCTTCTGTAGTTCCTGATGATGATGGGGTCAATGACGACTCTGAGTTTGCCAGGAAAAACATAAGGGAAATGATATCAGTTGGAAACAGAGCACTCGAGAATGCATATGAAGTGGCGACGCAATCCGAGTCGCCAAGAGCATATGAAGTTCTTTCCAACATGTTGAAAACAATGGCTGATATAAATGGTCAGCTTCTTGATATGCACGAGAAACAGAGAAGAATAACCAAAAAGACCGAGGATCCAAAGTCAGCGTCCGTTACTAATAACGTGGCTTTTATTGGTACAACAAATGAACTAAACCAACTAATAATGGAGAAATTGAAGAAATCATGAAATTATCTGAAGTAAACGTAACTCCCCTTTATCCTATCACAATCCCTTCAACCAAGAAGAAGGCAAAGTATAGACCATTTCTGGTAAAAGAAGAGCGTGCTCTATTGGCTGCTCAAGAATCCGAAAATCTTGGTGTGATGTTGGAAACTCTTAGACAGGTCGTGACCTCTTGTGTGGAACCATCGTCCGCAGTTGAGTCAATGACAACATTTGATCTTGAATACATCTATACGTTAATTCGTTGCAAGTCAGTTGGTGAATTCAGTGATTTGATTTTCAGATGCGATACATGTGATGATGAGAATGCCAAGGCAAAAGTTTCGCTTGACCTTCGTAAAGTAGAAGTGGTATTCCCAGAGGACGTCAGTAACAAGATCAAATTGTCTGACCGAATCGTTGTCATGATGAAATACCCATCTATGGAAGAACTGGCAGCAATTGAGGGATCAGAAGAGAACGACGCAAAAGACGAAGCGATTAAATCTTGCATCGAATCAATATACGTCGAAGATACAGTATATCATGTCAAAGAAGAAAGACCAGAAGAACTGAATCAGTTTATTGAGTCTTTAACATCAAGGCAATTTAAGATGTTAGAGGATTTCTTTGACAATATCCCAACAGCACAGATTCCTGTAAAATACACTTGCCCTGTTTGTGGAAAAGAACATAATAAGATCGTAAAGGGTCTGAACAATTTTTTCTATTAAATCTCTCTCATGATACATTGTATAATCATTACGATACAAACTTCCAACTCATGCAACGACACAAGTATTCATTGACTGAGTTGGATAATATGCTGCCTTATGAGAGAGAAATTTATATTCAGATGTTGAACCGACTAATAGAAGAAGAAAACCAGAGACGTAGACAACAACAAGGATAAACATGGCTAGCATCAGAAAAAAGAAGCAAGCAGCTAAGAGAAATACTCCAAGACGTTCCTTAATGGAACACATTAGAAGTTTGCCGCCGGAGTTAGAACAACAGGTAGACCAATCTATCGGTGAGGTTATGGAATCGGCGCAAGGCGAAAGCGAGGCGTCCGCTGTTTCTTCCGCTTCTGTTAAGCCATTACCAGTCAAAGTCACCGTAAAGGTCGAACAAGAACAGGTAAAGCAAGAAGAAAAGAAACAACAAGAAGAGCTGAAGGTTGACAAGAACCTACTCAAAGCAGTTGAGAAACTGACAAAATCATTTGACTTTGCCAACAAGAAAGCTGAAGAAGAAAAGAAGAAAGGTCTGCGCGGTTACATTACCAATAAGATCCAGAATGTCAAGAATGCATTCACTCTAGAAGGCGCAGCTGGGATGCTTGGCGTTCGCAAGGATGATGGTTCTCTAAAGGGAGCTATCCTCGGATCCGTCATGGAAAGACGTGAAAAGAAACAAGAGAAAGCGAAATTCATAGCGCAATTTGGTCAATTCACTGAAACTGGTCGTGGATTAAAGGGTGAAGAACTTGCTGCTGAAGGTGGTAGAAGATACGAGGCTCTTCAGAAAATTCAATCTGAGCGTGAACACCTTGAGACAAAGGCATCTCAAGCTAAAGCATTCGGTGGGGAGCTTTCAA